ATGATGGAAGACTACTCGGAAGTGGACAAGGCGCTGGTCGATATGGCCGGCAACCCCGCCGCTTTCCGTCTCCAGGAAGACCGCCCGCACATCGAAGGCATGAACCAGGAGTTCTCCTCCACCCTGTTCTACGGTGACGAAAGCACTGCGCCGGAAGAGTTCACCGGCCTTGCTGCTCGCTACAACAGCCTGTCGGCTGAAAACGGCGACAACATCATCAGCGGCGGTGGTTCGGGTTCCGACAATGCCTCCATCTGGCTGATCTGCTGGGGCCCGAATACCTGCCACGGCATCATCCCGAAGGGCTCGAAGGCCGGCATCCAGCAGCGCGATCTGGGTGAAGTCACCATCGAGAACGCTGACGGCAACAACGGCCGTATGCAGGCGTACCGCACTCACTATCGCTGGGACGTGGGCCTCTCTGTCCGCGACTGGCGCTATGTCGTGCGTGTCGCCAACATCGACCGTTCGCTGCTCACGTCCGACATCTCGACGGGCGCTGACCTGAACGACCTCATGCATCAGGCGTGGACGGAACTGCCGAGCACCTCGGCCGGCCGCTGCGCGTGGTACATGGACAAGCAGGTCATGTCGTTCCTTCGCCGTCAGACCTCGAACGCTGTTGCCAACTCGACCCTCTCGGTCGATATGGTCGGCGGTACGATGCAGACCTCGTGGGGCGGTATCCCCATTCGTCGGTGCGATGCGCTTCGCACCAACGAAGCCACCGTCTCCTAACCCCATAAGGAAGGAATCTCGCCATGATTATGGACGAACGCCTTGAGTTTGCGGACGCCACCGCGCTCAGCACCGCCGGCACGGGCCTCGCGGCCGTTGGCGATGTCATCGACCTCGGCGCTACGCCGCAGGACCTTGGCAACGGCCAGCCGCTCTATCTGGTTATTCAGGTGGACACGGCGGTCACTTCGGCTGGTTCGGCGACTGTGTCGTTCCAGCTTGTCTCCGACGGTTCCGCGACTCTCGCGGCGAACGGTACGGAGACGCTGCACTACGCCAGCGCCGCCATTCCGAAGGCGTCTCTGGTTGCAGGCTACGAGATCGTCGTTGCCGTTCCTCTGGAAGGCTCTATCGCTTACGAGCGGTATCTGGGCATCCAGCAGAACGTCGGCACGGCGGCTCTGACTGCGGGCAAGATCAACGCTTTCCTGACCTTCGATCCGAAGGGCTGGAAGGCGTATCCTGACGCAGCCAACTAAGCCGGTGGTGGGGGCTTCGGCCCCCACCATTTCCCCCGCATAGAGGAGATATGCAATGCCTAAAGTAGTTTTTCGCGAGGACTTCTTCGACGGTACCAGACGGTACCGGAAGGGGACCGCGCACGATGTCGCAGACAACATCGTGCTTCCGAAGTATGATGTCGAGAGCATCGACGGCAAGCCCTACAGCCGCCCAAGGCGCGACTATAAACCCACGCCGGATGTTAAGCGGTCCAGGGCTGGCAAGTCCGAGGGTTAATCCATGGCAAGCAAGGTTCAAATCGCGAAGTTGGCCCTCCAGCATATCGGGGACAGATACGATATCAGTGATATCAACGAGGCCACCCCCGAGGCGGAGCAGGTCAACCTGCTGTTCGACGACACGCGAGATGCCTTGCTGCGCCAGCACCCGTGGGCGTTCGCTACTAAATACACGAACCCGGCCGCTCTGGCCGGCACCGTGCCGGGCCACTGGACTTACATGTTCCTGTACCCAACAGACTGCGTCCGCCTGCTGGGTATCGTTAACCCTCTGGGTAAGGACCAGCCCAAGGTCAAATTCGAGGTGGCGCGCAATTCATCCGGGAAGCGCGTCATCCTCTGCGATCTCGAAGAGCCCGAGATCTACTACACCATGCGCGTCGAAGACACGACAGATTACGATCCAGAGTTCGTCATGGCCTTCTCCTACACTCTGGCAGCCCGTCTGGTGATGCCTCTGATAGGGGAGCGGTCGATCGCCGCTGATTTGTACCAGCAGGCGCAGGCCGTGTTGAACAGCGCGTGGGAGACCGACAGCAACGAGGGCGTAGAGGAGGCTATCCCCGACGCTGAGTGGATCCGGGCGCGCGTCTGATGGTCAAAGTAATCCAGCCCAATATGTCCGGCGGCGAGGTATCTGATGCCATTGCCGCCCGCGTCGACATCGAAAAGTACAAGACCTCGGTCTACAAGGCCGAAAACTTCTTTCCGCAGGTACACGGAGGGCTGACTAACAGATCCGGTCTGGAGTTCGTTGCCGAGACCAAAGGCACCGGGACAACCCGGCTGATCCCGTTTGAGTACAATACCACCCAGACCTACATCCTAGAGTTCGGGGACCAGTACATTCGGGTCTTCAAGGACGGCGGGCAGGTTCTGGATACCTCGGTATCTCTCACCATCACGGGTGCCACGTCGGCTGATCCCGTCGTTGTCACAACGTCTGGTGCGCACGGCCTGTCAACCGGGGAGAGTGTCTACATCTCCGGCGTTGTCGGCATGACCCAGCTCAATGGCCGCGCGTTCAATATCACGTCCCTGACCTCGACGACCTTCAGCCTGCAGAACAGCGCAGGGGCTGACATAGACGGCAGCGGGTACACGGCGTACACGTCCGGCGGCACGGCCGACAAGATATTCGAGCTGGCCACCCCGTACCTGGCGGCCGATATATTCGATCTTCAGTACGTCCAGTCGGCCGACGTTATGACCATCGTCCACCCCGGCTACGCTCCGCGCGACCTGACGCGTACCGACCACGACGCATGGTCCCTGTCAGTGATCTCGTTCGCCCCGTCTCAGGCCGCCCCGACCGGGGTGTCCGTTAGCGCGTCGGGCGGCAGCACCACATTTACCTACGCCGTCACTGCGGTGAACGAGGAGACGTTGGAGGAGAGCCTTCCGGCCACGGGAAGCAGCTCGACCAGCAAGGCCTCCGCCTGGGACAACACCGTGACGTGGACCGCCGCCGCCGGCGCGGGCACCTACAACATCTACAGAGAGAAGAACGGCATCTACGGCTTCGTCGGCCGCGCCGAGGGCACTTCATTCAACGACGACAACATAGATCCTGACGGCACCGATACCCCTCCGAAGGCGCGCAACCCGTTCAACGCTGCCGGCGACTACCCGTCCGCGGTGACCTATCATCAACAGCGCCGCGTGTTCGGGAACACGGACAACGCTACGCAGAAGTTCTTCATGTCCCAGACTGGGAACATCAGCAACATGTCCTTCTCCAGCCCGCAGAAGGACGACGACGCGATCACGGTCACGATTGCCTCTCGTCAGGTTAACGAGATCCGGCACTTCGTCTCCTTATCCGACCTCGTCATCCTGACATCTGGCGGCGAGTGGCTGGTCGAGGGTATTGACGGCGTGATCACTCCCAGCGGCATTCAGGTCAAGCCGCAATCCTACTACGGCTCCACAAACCTGCTGCCCATCGTCGCTGGCGATATTGTGATCTATATGCAGCCAGGCCAGACCGTCAGAGACCTCGGCTACAAGTACGAGAGCGACAGCTATACTGGTAACGATCTTTCAGTATTGGCCCGCCATTTGTTCGATTATAACAGCGTGTCGGACTGGTCGTTTGCTCAGGCCCCGCACAACCTGATCTGGTGTGTCCGCGACGACGGCATATGCATCGCGCTTACCTATTCCAGGGAGCAGAACGTATTCGGCTGGTCACGCCACATCACGCAGGGCGACTTCAAATCGGTTGCGTCTATCCGCGAGGGCGACGACGACTTTTCCTACTTCATCGTCGAGCGCACGGTTAACGGGTCGACCATGAAATATGTCGAGCGCATGCAGACCCGCGACTTCACTGACATTCAGGACAGCTTCTTTGTGGACAGCGGGCTGACGCTGGACAACCCGATCAGCATCTCCGGCTTCACAAACGCCAACCCCGTGGTCGTCACCACCGCCACAGCTCACGGCCTCAGCAACGGCGACACGGTCGATATCTCCGGTATCAAGGTCGCGGACAGCAGCACGACCCGTGGCTGGGTTTACGACACCGAGCTGGAGGGCAGCGGGTACACTGTAGCCAACGTCACCTCGACGACGTTCGAGCTGCAGAATAACGGATCGGACATTGATGGAACGGCCTTCAAGACCTACCACAGCGGCGGCAGCGTGCGGGAGGCGGTGACCCTGGTCTCTGGCCTGTGGCACCTGGAGGGTCAGTCTGTAGTGGCTCTGGGCAACGGCTACGTCGAGCGCGACCTGACGGTCACCAACGGCGGCGTCACTTTGCAGAACAAGGCGAGCCGGGTTCACGTTGGCTTGTCCTACACCTCCGAGATGCAGACCCTGCGGATAGACGGCGGCAAGGTCATAGACACAATACAGGGGAGAAACAAGAAGATCAGCCGTCTGACTCTCCGCTTTGAGAGGTCTCTGGGAGGGTGGTACGGGCCAGACCGTGACCATATGCGAGAAATAAAGTATGGTTTACCTGCGCAGTATGGACAGTACCCCTCGTGGATTACTGGCGACAAGGATCTCTCGATGTCCCCGAGTTGGAACAAGGACGGGCAGATAGTAATTCAGCAGCGGGATCCTTTGCCGATGACTCTGCTCGCCGTCATTCCAGACGTTATTCCGGGGGGCGACTGATGGTTATTCGGGATACCAGACCAGAAGATATCCCCGCGCTGTTGGCGCTTGGCGGCCGTATGCACAAACGCGGACGGTTCAAGAACTACGCCATGGACCCGGCCAGGGCCGGATATATTTTCACCGACATCCTGGGAAAGCCGGGTGTCTTCGCCCGCTCCGCTTGGGTCCTCTCGTCCCCCATAGCCATGCTGTTTGGGGAGATAACGCAGGATATCAGCGTTGACGTGTACCGCGCCCGCACGATCCTAATGTACGGCGAGGGCGGTTTTGCGGCGGTATCGGCTATGCGGAAGCTGGTTAAAGAGTTTGAGGTGTGGGCCAAGGATGAAGGCGCAGACTGGGTCTGCCTTGATATTAGTGGCGGGGTTGACGACTGTAGAACTTCCCTCTTGTTTTCGCGCCTGGGGTTTCAGCAGATTGGCTTCCCCATGTTAAAGGAGCTGTGACATGGGGATAGAGGTTGCAGCCCTTGCCACAATCGCCAGCACAGCGGTCAGTGCAATCGGTGCCTACCAGCAGTCTCAGGCTGCCAAGTCGCAGGCCAACTACCAGCGTCAGGTGGCCGAGAATAACGCCGTCATCGCCCAGCAGAACGCCACCCGTATCCGCCAGCAGGCAGAGGTGGCGGAGGCTGAGCAGCGGGAGCGGATCGCGGCTACCCAGGGGGCTGCCAAGGCCCGCCTTGCGGCCAACGGTCTCCTCGTGGACGACCCCGGCGACACGACTGCCAGCCTATTCCTGCAGGACATCGCCGAGATCGGCGAATACGACATCTTGAAGCTGCGGGACAATTACGAGCAGGAAGCCCGCGTGGCCGAAGTTCAGGGCTCTAACTATCAGGCCCAGGCCGGCTTGTTCGGCCTTCAGGCCGCCGCCCAGTCCCCCGGTTTCGCTGCCGCTGGTTCTCTGTTGTCCGGCGCGGGGAAGGTATACGGCGCGGGCAAGGAAGCCGGCTGGTGGACCTAATGGTTAGGACGATTTAACATGGCGCGCATCCCCACCTTAACAGTAGGCCAAGAGGTCGGCTCCGTTCAGAGCCGCGCTGTCGCCCAGCCGTTCCAGAGCCTGCGGACCAGCGCCGACATGTTCGGCGCCGAGCAGGGCCGCGCCCTGCAGCAGGCTTCCAAGGCGATGGACGCATTTGCCGACGGCCTTCTGAAGATGGCAGAGGATGACGACACAACCGCCCTCCTTGAGACGCAGGCAGCCTCTGCGGCGTTCGATGCTGACCTTATGAACAACCCCGACACCGGAATTCTCAGCAGAAAGTTGAAGGGCGCTCAGGGCGCGTCAAAGGCGGCTATGGCCTCGTTTGACGCTTGGTCCGCCTCCCAGCCAGCCCCGACCACCTTATCGGGCCGCGCAGCCCAGATGCAGTTCTTCAACAAGATGAAGGCGTCTTTACTCCAGCGCGCAGCCGAACACGAGCGTGTTGAAGTTAACAAATACAAGGCTTCTCAGCTCACCACAATAATCGGCAACGGCCACACCCGAATGGCTGATCTGTATAACGACGACATCACGCTGTCCAACGAAAGAAAAAGTATCGAGGCCGCCGCCGGTAACTACGCCGACTACAATGAACTCGGTGGAGACGCCCGGCAAACATATATCCGCCAGCAGCTTAGCACGGGCAGCAAGTCGGCTATATCCGCTGCTGTATCCAAGCAGGACTATGTCCGGGCAAAGACATTGCTGGATAGGTACTCTGACGAAATGATGCCGGAGGACAGGGAGGCCGCCGCTAAGCTCGTGCAGGGTGCCACCATCAAAGGTGAAGGCCAGCGGGCCGCAGACGGGATTATGGCCACGCCGGGTCTCAGTCCGGAGCAGCGTCTGCTCAAGGCCAGAGAAATATCTGACCCCAACATCAGGGACGAGGCTGTCTCCAGGGTCAGGTCCCGTATCGACGAAGCCGAGCTATTCAGGAAGCGAGCCATATCTGACCGTTTCGACAGGGTCTCCGAGCGAGCTGCGCGAGGCGAGCCGGTGTCTGAGGTTGATCTTGAGGGTATGGATTACTATCAGAGAAAGCATGTCAACGATGCCTTGGCCGACGCCAGAAAGCGGGTGGCGGACCCCGACTACAATCGACCCGGCGACGGCGGTGTATCCATGGACGCATACCGGGCAAAGAGCGCAGATCCCCGTTATCTCGTAGGTATCGGTCTTCTGGAACTAAAGGCTGAGTACGAGCTAAACGTAACCAAGCCAGAGTGGGATATGATTGCCTCTGAGTGGAGGAGCGCCAACTTGGCAGCCGCTACGCTAAGGGCGTCCGACGACAAAAAACTGACCGAGGAACAGCGTAAGGTATCTATGGCGTCCAACGATCTGTCGCTGCTAAAGACAACCTTCCGGGCTACTACAAGCAACGACCCCGACAAAGACCATGTTGCTTTTCTCGCTTGGCAGATGGAGTTCAACCGGCAGGTCTTGGCCGCCAACGCAACCACACCAGCCCAACGAGCCGAAATCATTAACCGTATGGCCGCCAGCAAAGTAGTGTACGACAACGACTGGTGGGATAGCTCGGCGCAAGCGTTTCAATTAAACGAAAAGCAGATAAAGAATTTGGCCGAGGACGCCGATGTACCGTCGTCTGAGATAGCTATTTTCAAGGAGGCATACCCGATAATGTCCTCCAGCCTGAACGTGCAGAAAGTTCCTATCACTAGGGATTCGATTATGGCTGAGTGGAAAAGGATATCCACGTCATCCAGTTCCCTAGACCCGCAGCAGCGGGCGGAATTTCTCGCTAATTATCAGGCGATGACGAGTGTTCTCGTGAGGCAGGGCATACCGCTTACCTCAGATAATTATGTCAAACTCTTCAAGAATAACGTGAGGTAGGCTGTGGAGTTCACTGATTTTACAGGCCTGAAACAGACCACGGACGATCTTGAAGAGCGGCGGGCTAGTGTCCTTAAGCCGATCCCGCAAAGCCTGACGTTCGACAACCTAGAGGGTCTGTCCCCCGATTCTGCTTTGGAGAGGGAGGTCACTAGGCAAGCGGTCACAGTTAATCCGGATCAGTTCAAGCAGAAGCTGGACGCCTCCCGCAAGACCGGCCTTCCAATGTCGGTCGTCGAGCAGGACACAGGTGAGCTGCAGAATAATCTCCGGGCTCAGGAGCTTATGGATAGGCTCAAGGACAGCCCTTACGCTAGGAAGTGGTTTGGCCTGCCTAATAACGCAAAAGTGGCACACGATGATGCCGACAGCCTCACCAAGTCTGAGGCTATAGGCAAGTCAGCCTACGGTGTGCTTCTCTCTAGCACGTTTGGCTTCAACGAGTTCGTGGATCGCGTGTCGACAGCCCTTAGCGTGCCTCAAGATTATATATCTGAGAATATAACGGCGTTTCTGTTTGGGGACGAGGCGGCGAAAGAGTACAGGAGGAAAGTTGGGCCGCCCCCCGGTCTGGCCACCGCGATTATGGATGTCGGGGATGTTATTTATGAGGCATTCGGCATACGGGACGAGACCGCCCCGAAGACGTCGAGTTACGCCACCGACCCCCTGAAGGCTAAAGAGGTGGCGGGTGTTACTAAAGCCGTCGAGGAGAAGCTAACTTCTTGGGACGATGTTAAAGCCAGCCCCACCGAGAACGTCCTCCCCTTCATTGTCGAGCAGGGGCTCATATCCTTGCCGGATATGGCGATGGCTATTGTTAGCCTGCCCGCATACGCTGCCGCTCAGACCGAGAGAATAGCCGCCCAGAGGGCTAAGAACGACGGCCGCACAAAAGCCACCTTCGGTGACTTTATCAAGGCTTTGCCTGCAGCTACGGCGTCTGCCCTGCTAGAGCGCCTCGGCGCTCGTGGGATGTTGGGGTTGGACGACGCGCTCAAAGCAATAAGCGCCAAAGGGGTTGCTCAGGCTGCTGGCAAGGCCGCTGTAAAGGAGGGCGCTACTGAGTTCGCTCAGGGGATTGTCGAGAAGGCCGGCGAGACCATTGGCACCAAGAAGCCGTTCAACTTAGTTGATGCTGTCGACGAAGCTATCGGAGGTATGGTAGCGGGTGCCGGGTTCGGTGGATCTGTCCGTGGTGTAACGGCCAGCGTAGAGGCCACGGTGAAGGCGCGTGTTGCTGGCAGAAGGGCCGATCAGCTCCGAGAGCTTAACGGGCTGAACAGCAACCTGAGGCAGCGCGACCCAGAACTCTGGGCCGAGTATCAGGCGGGTCTGATGGGGGAGTACGGCGTGGACCGCGTCCGCCTTTCCGACGAAGGCATCAACATACTTCTGCAGGAAGTAAACAATCTCCCGCCTGAACAGGCGAATTTATTCCGCCTCCCCGATAACATTATGGACGGCAGCGCGACGGGCTCCGGGGCTGACCTTAAACCGGGAGACTTCTGGTCCCTGCCCAAGGAAACCATCGACAAGCTGGCAGAACACATCTCCTTCGACGTCAACGAAGTCAGCGCGAACGAGGCTCGGGAAATCGCCGACCTGACGGAGATGGCTACCAGAGAGGAGTTCATCAAAGAGGTCGAGCAGACGCTCGGGGATATCCCGGCCACAGACGCGCTAGTTCAGGAGATTGGAAGCCGCCTCATGGAGACCGGGGGCGCTCTCAGCGGTGACCCTGCGGCGGCCAGGGCAGCAGCGCAACAGATGGCGGCGGTGTTCTCCACTATGGCCCGCAGAACAGGGGTTCCGCTAGAGACGATCCAGCGCCGCTTCCTCCCGCGCATCGAGCGCGTGACCGGTGCCGGCCTCAGGCCTTCAGCGACTACACTGGAGCAGGTGTCGCCTACCGCTGCCCGTTTCATCGGCGCGCGTATCGACCGCATATTGAGCGACTACGCTTACCTTGGCGTGGATTCTAAAAAGTCAAAAGGCTCTGTGGCGTTTATTAACCCGCAGCAGTTCGTCGAGGCCACGACGGATGCCCGCTATACCGCAGAGCAGGTCGCAGAAGATGCTGGCCCTCTGGACGCCGAGCGTCTGGCTGCTGAAACCCAGACGCCGTACATCCGGGTCGACACCGACGGAACAATCGTAAGCCACGAAGGCCGCCACCGCATGTCCGCCCTTGCCCGCGCAGGCGTGACGGAGGTTCCGGTTATCGTGCAGGAACCGGCGGGCGGCTATTACGAGGCGCAGGCCTCCCGCACAGTGCGAGGTCAATTCGACCCGGCAACCCGCCTTGATCTGCGCGATGTCACCCCGCTCTCTGAGGAAAACCGGCAAGCCGTTCTGGACAAGTTTGGCGGGGGTGAGGCCGCCGTTCTGTTCCAAGAAGGCGCTGCTGACGTACAGTCCGCGCAAGCCCTGCTGGCGAGCGACCCCGGAGCTCTCGGGCTTACGCCGGATCTGGTCTCCTCTGTT